CTTCTAAGACTTCACTAATATCGTTTGGAAAATTTTCTGAATCCGATGCATAACTATATTCTGCTTGGCCTTCTACTAAAGGAACTTTAGCTAATTTTACTTTCCATAAATGAACACCTCTGTTTCCCCATTCTTGAAACATTATATTTAAAGATCGTCTTGCTGATCTTAACATATAACCAGTTTGAGTTCCCTTTACACCTGTTCTTTCAAATGCTTCTTGGATAACATCATCTATTTGTGGATTGAAATCTGTAGTTTCAGAAGTTGGTGGAATAGTTTGTGCACTATTACCCATTCCAGAAGTACCAACGGCACCCCCGTCATAATAAAATAAAAGAGGAGCGCCAACAGTTCTAACTGGAGCAACTACAATTGTAGTTTTTCCATCAGTTCCTGGAGTTCCGCTTTCTGTAACGCCTGTAGTATATTTGACTCCACCTGAAGTGAAGGTTCCATTAGTAGTACTTGAAAAAGCTATTAAGTAACCTGTACACGTAGAATCAGATTGATCAAAGACATAAGTATTTCCTTCTTGCAAATGCAAGACAGGACTCACCTCGCCATTAATAAAAAATTTAGGGTTACTGGCGCTAAAGGCGTTAGTGCCACTTGCGACAGTGACCTTGTAAGTAATCGTCGCCATTTATCTCCTAGCCGTAATAGAATGTTACATCAGCAATAGTTGTCAAACTTACCGTTGGGTTAGTATTACATTTAATACCTGTACCCGGCAAAGTAACATTATAAACCATTGGACTTGAAGAGCCGTCTGGTGTTCCCCAAACTGCTAAAGAAGTTCCATTATCTTCTAAATCTATAGATCCTGCTCCTCCTGTACAATTTGCAGAAAAACCTAAAATTCTTGCTGGTCCCGAAAAAATTACTTGGTTAGCAGCCGTACTTGTTATTCGTTTAGCTTTTATATCTACTGGATATGTACTCATAATTATTTTTCTCCTTAATTTAGTGCTCCCGAAGGAGCACTATTAATTAATTATTACGCGTTGTTTATATTTTGAATATATTCAACTGTTACATAGCCTGCTCCACTTGATCCAGCAGAAAAGTCAATGTAAATTGGTAAATCGCTTGAACCTATATCAGCCCAAGTATCACCATCTGTAATTGTACCTGTAGATCCATACTTAAATACATTAGCCGCTGTTCCTGCTGCTAAAGCAGTAAACAATTCAGTTGATGTAGATGAAGTACCCATAGAAATATTAGCTGCGTCACACGCAGTTGTAATATTAATAATGACCTCAGTGATTTGGCTATTAGCTGGAATTACAATTCCAGTATCTGCAGCTGTAGTTGATTGACTCCAAGATGCAGTTTGCGCCATTTTTACAAAACCAACGTTTTTAACATCAGTCCCAACTGTACTTCCAGTTGTATTTGCAATCGTTCCCGCTTTTATCGGTCCCGAAAATGTAGTTGTTGCCATAATTGTATCCTCCTAGTTTTCCGAATACTGTCTCTAGGCCGTCGACTATACTCGTCAGTATTCTAATTAATTGTATAGTAATTACTTTATACCGTAGATTTTGCTAGAGCGCAAGAGGGCTCTGTATATGTTGTGATTTTTAAGAGTAGCGTTTAAGTAGCTACTGAAACTGTTGGTGCAGACAGTTCTATATTATTTTGTCTATCTGCTATTTTGGCCTCTTCGAGTTTTATCTCGGTGATGACTTCTTTGATCTTTTTATCGATCTCCACCATATTGAGAGTATATTTGCCAAACTGCTCATACTCCAGATGCCACCTCAACTCCAAGGACCTTTTTTGTTTGTACAGGTCTTGTACCATCAACAACCTCCTCATAGGTTATTCTTTTAATCTTGGGATCCATCATTTCTCCAAGATATTCCCACTTTACACCTTTTTCTCCTAGTTTGTCAACTATTGAATTTTCAATAGATTCAACATTATCCTCAGCCAGAACTTCAAATTCTGTGTGATAGCTATAAGCGTTGATTTTTACTAGGAATTTCTTCATTCTCTCACCTTATTTTGTAATTGTGGCGGAACAATGTCCCGCCACAAAAATTATTATTTATTACGTTGCGTTTGATGCAAAGGCACCTCTAGGATCAGAGAATCCGAAAACGTATCTCTCTCTAGCTTTGTACCTTACGTTGCCTGTATCAAAGTCACCTTCCATCTTAGTAGTGATAGGTGCTCTTTCGAAATGCTTCAGACCATTAGGAACATCTGTTTTAATGAACCATTTTTTAGTTGCTGATAAGTAGTGGTTAACTGCGTATCCTTGCGGAACCATTCCCATACTTTTTACAGCATTAATGTCATTGTCAGCTGTACCTGTTCTACCTTCAGATTTCATCAATCTTTCAGCAGTAAATTGAAGCGCAGAAGGAATTATCATTTTAACTCCTTGAGCCGCAATTTTTAGGCCTCTTTCATCAGTAAACGCTGCGATGTCTATTAGCGCTTGTTCTAATGAAGTTTCGTTAAGCTCAGCCGCTGTTGATAACTCGTTTGCAAACGTACCAGCTAATGTAGGGTGGTCAGTAGCAAAAAGCTCCTTACCATCTCCACCAGCATAGTTAGAATCAAATCCGTTATTTAAAACTGCTGCGCCTTTGATATTCTTAGTGCTCGCCATAGATCTTGCTAACGCTTTTGTATATCTAGACGCTAGTCTGTCATACAAGTTTCCTGAGCTTGATCGTAGCTGATGCCTTGACCTTCAGGTTTCACTGAAGCATTCGCAAAACCAGATAACATTACTTCCTCTTCGAAAGCTCTGTCAGATGATTCTGAATCGAATATTTCATTCCACTCATTAGCATATTGTTTATACTCTAGTCCGAATAGTGCATTCAAACCAGGTTCTAGTTCTTTAACTAGTTGTGCTCTTGATATTGCCATAGTTTATACTCCTATTCTCCTTAGTATGATAACGACATAATCGAACCAGGTGCAAATCTAACAATAACGTTTGCGTCCGCTGCTGTTAAATCTTTGTTTTCTGGATCGTTTGCCGATCTTACAACTTGAAACATTCCTTGGCCCGCACCAGCTGCTGCAGAAGTTCCGATGTCCAACTTAATAGTTGATTGACCAGAAGTCTGTTTAGCTGTCGTACCACCGTTTTCACAGTTGTATGTTAATGTAGGAAGCATAAGATTCACACCGCACGCTGCGTCTGCTTTACATACGTATTCCTGCATTGGGTTGTCATTTACGAATGCTAGTCCGTCACTTGAACCAGTGTTATAGTCCGTTCCGAACGTAGTACTCTCTACTATCGTATTCGCCCACGTTGGCTTGCTTGTAGTGCTGTTTACATAAAAAGCACCGTTAAACACGCCTGTGATCGCTTGAATAGTAGCTGCGTTATTTGCCCATCCAGCACCGCCGGTTACACCGTCGGCCATAGTTGTATGGGCTGCGTCTTGAATGTAACCATCATCTCCGCCTGTTCCTTGTTTAGAACAAGGGTCGTTCTGGTTAATTCTTTTCGCTGTTCCTGACTTTAGTACATATTCAGACAGTCCTTGAGTTGCTGGAGTGTTCCCCAACGTCATAACTGATTGAAATCCAAAGCCAGTGCTACTTGCATTTGCCATAGTCTATCTCCTTATGTGACCTGCCCTGCCGGGCCTCCAGTCACGGTTAGTTTAATTCGTTGGTTTAGGAATTACTAAATAATTAGCTTTTCTTTGTACCACCGAAGGTTACACGAGTATCGTTCTCTTTCGAGAATCTCATACTTGGGTGCTGTTCCTTCAGAAGATTGGTATCTACTGCTTCTTCTTTTGCTTTGTTCTGCTTTGCGTAGTACTCGTCAATTTGAAGCGCAATCTCTTCTGGTATCCTAGCCAGCAATAGGCCACCTACCCCGATAACTCCTGCGTATCTACCTTCGCTCATCGCTGGATAATCTGAGTCTGGATATTCATCAGCTCTCACCAATTCGTATCCCTCTCGGATATTCTTAGCAATATTGGACGTATCTTGATGTCCTAATATTTCTGCTCGTATCCATTGATGTCTAAAGCCTTTTGGCGCAGGCGGTGCATCAAGTGAAGTGGGTGGAGTCCAAACTTTTTTAGATTCCTTTTTGGATCTAGTTTGACTCGCACGTGAAGTTTTTATTTTTTCGTTTTCCATATGCCTATACTCCTTCCGTGATATTTACTTGTTTCGCATATTCTTCTAGTGGCACTCCTAATCTTTTAGCAATTGCTACCTGTGACTGAGTGAGCTTCACAGTTTTTCTGCGTCCTGTTGAGCTAGAACGTTTAGCTGAGGCTACATTCTGAGCAGGTTTTGCTCTTTCTGTAGAATTACTTTCCATCTTACCAAATTTATGCGGAAATTCAACCCTTATTCTTCTGTCAACTTCCTCATAATATTCGTTACTTTGTGGGTCATAACCCTCTTTTTCCACCAAGGTTTTATGAATGTCAAAAGCTGTGTAAGTCATAGCTGAATCATTACCAAACCACGAATTTCTAGCCGCCCAGTCTTCAGCTTTAGGATCACTTCGCTGTGGAGCCATTGTTCGTTGAGGGGTAATATTTACTTCTCTTTCACGCGCTTTTGGTCTGTTCTCGTTCGCAACTTTAATAGAATTTAGTCTTGCTTCATCCATTGTTAAAGCTGCAATTTGTTTCTGTGCAGAAACTTGAGCTTCAACATCTTGGGATTCAATAGCATTTTTAAGCGCTAATTGGGCTGCTGCCATACTAGTCTTAACTCTATTTTCAAATTCAGAAACGTAAGAATTATCTATTTTAGATAATCTTCTTTCCATTTCTTGATTTTGACTGTGAACGTTTTGAGCATAAGAGACAGCTTCTTCTCTCTGTCTTTCTGCTTCTCTCATTTTACGAGTTAGTTTAGCAATTCTTTTTTGAACGCCTTCACTGTATTCTTTTAACTCGTCTTTCTCTTCTTTTTTCTCGAGCTTAGTTTCTCTTTCATTCTCATAAGTTTTATCTTGAGACTCTTCAACTTTCTCGATTTCAATCTTCTCTTCCTTAGGTGCTTCAACTTTTTCTGGTTCACCTTTATCATCTAAATTAATTTCAGCCGGCTGTTGATCAGCTTCGCCTACATCAATAAGATCATCTACTTTTTTTTCTTCTTCTGGCATAGTTCCTTCCTATGTTTATATGTAATGAAGAACTGATTCAGGATCCTTAATGGTCCCTAACACTTCATCATCGTTTATTATTCGCACTTCTCCACCTTCAATTGGTAAACGCGAACCAGCATATCTGGCGAACATTACCCAATCTCCTACCTTACACCAAGGTTTATCAAATTTATCTTTGTCCTTGTATGCAAGATCTCCCATTTTTAAAACATAACCACAAGTCGTGGCTATTCTTGCTTTATCTAATTGTTCTTGGGAAAATAAAATTCCACCTTTAGTTTTTTCTTTAGGTGTAAATGGTAATAGCAATAATCTATAACCAGATGGTTCTGGTAATTGATCAGCTACATCCTGAATATTGTTTTCGTCTAATCGTTTAACGTGAGATTCTTCTTCTTTGTATTTTTCTTGAAGGGCATTCCTATGTTTTGGAATTTCCTTTTCCTTTGATGTTGATAACGTTTCCGTCATTGTGCTCCTTATCCTCTTTTAGCAGGTTAGAGATTTCCTGTTTAATTATTTGATAGGCTTGTGCCTGTCCTAGTAGATACTTGTATTTTTCCATATTGTCAACCCCACCTGTAATCATAGCGTCTCCAATCTGTTGAAGAGTAGCATCTATTCTCTTTTTAAGTTTATATGTTACGTCTAAATCATCCATTATTTTTTCTTCTTTCCTTTCTTTTTAACTGGCTTACTGCCATACTTCTTGGTCCACTTACGAGCAATCTTCGGCTCGTTTTTCCATAAATATCTTCGTTGTTTTTCTGATTTAAAAGGCATTATTCAAATTCTTTAAGAGTTTCTAATTTGCCTTTAGCGCTAGAAATTTTTTGAATAAGTTTATCAACTTCTTCGATATGTTGAGGGTGCTCACCAATTCCTACTGAATGGTCTAAAAAAATTTTTAGAGTCGCATCAGCTTCAGAAATCTGAGCTTTGTATCTATCTTCAAGCGCCTGAATTATTGCTTTCCTCATCACACTTACATCTTTTTCCAAAAAGTTTTTCAATAATGTTATTCCACCACTTTTTAAACATTATCTAACTTCTTTACCAAAGCCTCTTTTAGCCACGCCTCTAGATTTTACTCTACCGCCGTGTTTGTAACCTTTATTAAGTTCACTATGGATTCTGCCGATTTCGTCTCTTCTGTTTCTGTTAGAACGTTCCGCTTCGACTCTACCTAGTTCCTCTAATAAATTAGTTCTTCCTCTGCCAGCCATAATTTATCCTTTTCTTTTTTTAGCCATTTTTCTAAATGTTTTGGCTAAGTTATATCTTTTAGATCCTGGAGGACAAGATTTGCTACCAAATTTTTTACCTGTGCAAACTCCTTTAGTTCCTCTTCGTTTAATAGATGCATCTACTTTTTGAATCCAATCACCGTCTTTAGCTGCAACTCTTCCACCACCTCTTAGAGCTACGCCCATTCCTCTTCCACCTTTAACTACACCACCACCTCTATAAATACTTCTTCTAGTGTTTTTTGGAAAAGCAGCTGTTGAATCAAAATATTCAGGCATTATCTATTTATCTTTCCAGATTTTTTAGCTTTAGAACCCCATCTACCGTAAGACTCATCTCTTGAATCTTTCAGTTGTTTCTTAGTTCTTTTCTTTCTTATTCTCATAGCGATAGACTCATCTTTTCTATCTTTGTATCCTTGTTTTTTCACGCTTCCTCCTTTTTTCATTCCAGAACTTCCGTATGGAAATCTTACGTTTGATCTTACTCCGTTTTGTCTCATATTTTTCTCCTAATTAAGTTTATTATAACTTATCTTAATAGACAAGTCTATTTCTTTCCATTCCTAAAAATTTGTGTACCCTTTATACCAAAAATACTCGCGCAGACAAGGATCCATAAATTTGTAAACCAGCTCGGCAATGCCTGGAAATGCTCGAAGAAAGTCTTAATCTTCTCCATAGCAGCCGGATCGTCCGACCAGACCCCCCAAGCGAGCACCAAAATGGGCAACG